CACGCTCCCCCCCCACGCGCTCATATGTTTGACAGTAATGCGCTGGGGAATGGCTCAAGGTTAACGAACAGCGACGTGAAAACCACGACGAGTCAAGAGACCACGGCTATAGCACTAGAGCTCCACAATAGCAATGGGATTATTATATACAATCGTCAAAAGTCGCCTTAGGCGAGCTTAGATCCTAGTCGCGCGAGCAACCCTGACTTGGCAACCACATCCGCGATATCCAGAGCCCCTGATCCCAACGCGGCTGCCCGCTGGATCATAGTGGCCCACGTGGACTCTGGCGTCGGAGGATGGAACTTGTGCGATGCACATGCAGGATTGAACAGCTCAAAACGGGTACGGTACTCGTGGCAGATAAGAAGGTTCAGCTCCACACCATTTGGGTTATAAATAACAATTGGAGTGAAGCCAGTAGGTACCAAACCGTTCTGCCAAGGGCCAGTCTCTTCGTGGGTGAAACCACGATATATCTGTGTGAAATCGGCCAAACGGTTCATGTTCAGCGGGTGTGCATCAACGTGGATACCACGCAATGCCAGCTTGGCGGCCGCACAGAGCCGTGGAGCCATGTACGACACAAAATTATCACCAATGGTCTGCCCGGTGTCGACATCATCACCGGCATATTGAGGTTGGACCTTCAACTTGCCAATATACATCATCCCGGAAGTGCTCTGAAGGGCATTCCCGTTCATGACCTGGACTGAACATGCTGATGGTGTGAGCTGACAATTGTTGCCCATGCCGTTCTGAAGCATCGGCATCTTGTAGTTTGTCCATGCGGACTGATTCGGCTTCATTGTCAGGTCCTCACAACCCACAGCAACCACATCACTCCAGTTGCGTCCGTGACCAGTTGATGAACCAAGATTGTCGCTGCTGAACTGCCACGTTCCGATGATGATCAATTTGTCAGTCGTGTGGAGTTGCCTCGTGCCACGCGTGACAGTGTACTCACCAACGGCGCGCGGAAGCGCGAGGTGAAGTGGTGAGAAGGCGTTCCATGCCTCCAAACCCATCTTCTGATTTCCGTTCGGCTTCTTCTTGTTCCGGTTCTTCTTCGCTGGACGTGGAGGCCTCCTCGACGCTCCAAACGCAACAGTAGCTGTTCCGCCGGCTCCGGGGGCAATTCCACGTAAAGCAGGGCCCCGATTCCGAGGACAACGACGAGGTCCAGCGACTTGCACAACTTGCGCCATAGGCCAGGAGGCCTGAGACTACGGTGCCCGTGGTGGCGACAGGATCTCTCAAGAGAGAGACGGAATACTAATACTTAACACGGCGATTTGCTCAAGGGGACTTCTTTATCAAAAGCAAATGACCTTAATTCGTACGTATACGGAAATAGTGGCCGCCTTAAGCGGCCACCCTGGCATACTACTTGACCACGTAGGGAAAAGCACGCCCCGTAGCAGGCGCACCCCGGATTGGCAGGAGTGGTGCTCAAGCCATCACCACTACCCACGTATTCCCACATTACGATCACAAAAACAAATGACCGTGTTCGCAGGAACCCCCACGCAGCGTAACCACTCACCAGCTGCCTCCCCTATCCGTGCCCTTTATGTATACGACACGGCGTCAGGTTCATCCCGATAGGACAGCTGGTGGACACCCCACATTGTGGCTCGTGAGCGGCCAGCTCACAGTGTCCAGCCTTCACCTTCGTCACTCACCATGTGACCGCTAATTGGCTCGGGACCCTGCTCCGCCAGGAAAGTCAGGGCCGCAGAAGGTAATTCGGCAGCCAGGGACGGGCCTCCCTATTTATACACTTGCCGTGCCCATGATGGGCATTCAATGCACCCCCCCAGCTCATAAAACCAGTGGTGAATTCTTTCGACCACAAGGATGGAAAACAAAGCTGGGGGGATCCTGATTGGTGACAGTCTGGAGGGCTGAATCAGGAAGCGGCTGCTACTCGCGGTGCTGGGCAGACCCCGGCACCACGCCCCTCGTTCACACAACGTCAGCATCAAAAACGTGGCCGCAAGATGGCCAAGGGAAAAAGTACTGGTAATGTGCGAACTGCGCGCAAAGGAGCGCGCGTCCCCATGCATAACAATGGCTGGCTAAGCCATCATCCCAGGAGGGATGATGGACCGAAAATCGGCGTCAGAAGTGCCCAAACTGACAACTTCGAGGCTTGTGATGAAATGACACCACTCTGATTCCGTCTTAACCCAGCCATGCCGGATGGCGAGTTGTGCCTCAGCACGTACACCGCCTGACGCGATGGAGTTGGATATCTCTTTGTGAATTTTGCTTGCGAAGCTCTCGTAGCGCACGCTGCACAATTTCACTGGATCATCATCCTTCCAGAATTCTGGAAGCAGCTCCGTCATGTCGTCGGTGCCCATCTTGAAGACATCGTCACGCGAAAATTCCTCATCACTGAGGTCGTGCCTCAAACCAAGGTGTTGCGCCATCTTAACTATCCATCTCGCGACGGATGGAACCCGTTCAGCAATCGATCCAGCCCTAGCCAACATTGAAGGACCGATTACGCGGGCGAAAGCCGAGCCGTCACCCGCGATTGCTGCTGCAACTGCTTCCTTGGCCGTTGAATAACCAATGTTCTTCAACATTCTCGGCACGTCTGGCACTGCCGTGTGCTCTTCCAACCCATACTTGCCAACGCAAATTTTCCACCCGCAAAATTCAGCCACGTCCCCGTCCCTGCGGAGGAACAGTTTTGGCCGGTGGCCCAACTTGACCCACCTCCTCTCGAGCTCCTCTAGTTCGGCTGGAGTGAACACACGGCCAGTCAGCCAAAGCATAGAATCGTCGCCTTCGAGCCAAATGCGGAATCTGCGCTTAATCTTAAATATGTCATGCACCACTTTGCCATTTGGTCCCACCATGGACACACCACAATCTCGACCAAGAACCCAGGCCCAACAAATAAGATTCACTATGAAATTCAGTATTGATGTTCCTCGGTCTCCGCTTCTGCGGATGGCATCGATCTTTATCTTAAACTCTTTCCTCAACAACACCTTGGCCGCATCGTCAATGCCGTAAGTCGCACGCGTGGACAGCTTGTCGATCTTGACCTTGCTCGTCTTTACGCCTAAAGTGTGCTTGCGTGAAGTATCGGCATTCTTCCGTTTCTCCTGGAACCAATTGTACGGTGTGAAGAAAGGATAGAGTTTGTCATACATGACATCGAGGATTTTGTTCTCTGTTAGATCACGCAGCATCAAGCTGCAACAAGTGTCCCAGGCGGAACCATCGTTCTCCAACATGAAAGCCTCGTAGGCCTCACAATCCCCTTTGCGCTCATGCGCCTCCCTGCAAATTTCCATCATGCGTGTTGCCTTAGGCTTCCCCTTAATCGTCTTCTTCGCATGATACTTGCAGAGGTACCTCTCAAGCACTCCAATGGTCAATGCAGACATGACCGCGCCTGCGTCGCCGTCGGCGATCAGCATACGTGGAGGCTTGCCTCTCGGCATGGGTTCAAGTTTGATGGCGGCCTTAAACTGATACTCAG